GAACGGCGCAGGGCGAAGCTCAGAAAGATGTCAGGTTGGCTCCGAGCAGACTGGCAGCGCAAGCGGCGGCCGCAGTGGAAGCTGATCTCATACAAGGCAATCCTCCACGAGGGCACGAAGTGACCCACCACCTCACCGAGCGCCAGGCATCCCTCCTCGCGAACCTGCTCCACGAGATCCGCACGGACTGGCCCGTAGAGTCGCTCATGACCCTGCTCATCCAGAACAGCAGGGTCCCGAGCTTTCCCACGCTCGTGCAGGCCGCGCTCGCCAAGGCACTGCAGCCCTCATGCCGCACGCCCGGCGCGATCTTCCAGCAGGGGCAGCACTGGCCAGCCGAGGTCAGGGGGCAGATGCCCAAGCCGCAGCGGTGCCGAGTGCATCGCGACTTCTACGAGCCGTGCGTATGCTGCGCGGCCGACGCCAAGGCCGAGCGACGGCCGGACCCGTACTTGGAGGAAGCATGACGAACGAACGCGACGAACTGGCGGCTCATCGCCTCGAAGAGATCCAGGCACGGGCCGAGGCGGCGACCGAGGGGCCGTGGGCCATCTGGCATGACCTCGACTACCGAGGCTTCAAGACAGTCGGTGACGCCGAGTCGTATCAGGAAGTGCTCGAAACCGGCGAGACGGAAGAGTCCAACCCGACCGCGCACGTCTACATCGACGAGGACGCTGAGTTCATCGCCCACGCCCGCGAGGACATCCCGTGGCTCATCGAGCGCGTGCGGGAGTTGGAGGCCCGCAAGCCCGCCGTCGTCACCACCGCCGAGGAACTGGACGCGCTCGGGTACGCGGCGGCGATCCTTGACGACTGCGACACGCCAGCCGTCTGCATCCGGAAGCAGATCGACCCTCCCCGCACCTATTGGGCCATGCCGCACGTGAGCGTGGACGCGGAGTTCAGCTCAGACGACATCCTCGCGATCGGCCCCGCGACCGTCCTGCACGTCGGGGGCGAGCGGTGAGCCGCATCCTCATCCTCGACATTCCCAAGCCGGACGGCCTCGGATGGCTCAACAGCAACGACAGGAGGTTCCGGTTCAACAAGGCGCGGCTGACGAAGGCGTGGCGGGATCTCGGCATCACGGCTGTCAGGAAGGCGCTGGGCACGACGCCTGTGGAGAACGAGTCGCCGAATAAGTTTGCAGGCCGCGTCCACGTCGTCGCGAGCTTCTGGAAGCCCACGCGGGCGCACTACGACCCGAACAACCTCTGGCCCACGGTCAAGGCGATCTGCGACGGCCTCACCGACGCAGGGCTGTGGGCTGACGACGACCACGAGCATGTGATTGGGCCGGACATGCGGCACGGGGGCTACGGAGCGGCGCGCGTCGTGCTGCGGATCGAGGAGGAGCGGTGAAGCCTTGGTACAAGGAGGGCTATCTGTGGGCGCTCATCGCCATGGGCGTCATAGCCGTCACCTTCGCGACGACCATCGCCATCTGGGGCCTAACCCGCGATCAGGCATGCCGGGACTCCGGCGGCGTGCCGACTCGGGCCGGATGCCTGAGGCATGAGGACTTCCAGCCGATCGGGGTGGTCAAGTGAGCGCTGAACTTCACCCGACTGGATGGAACTGGTGGTGTGACGACTGCGCCGAAGGCAATGGCCCGTATGCGTTCGCGTCAGATGCCGAGATTGTGGCTGACGCGCACAACCGCAGGAATCATGGGGGGGCAGCGGATGAGTCTGAGGGATAACTGTCACCGACTCTGCCGCGAACACCTCACCATGGGCCCGAAAGGGCCCATTTCCGTTCCTGCGCTGCTGGACCAGCTGGAGGCCGCGGTGACAGCCAACGAGCATGGCAGCGGCGGCACATCTGGAGGCGTGGCCCTTCCGATCGGGGAGGGTGCGCTGGCCCTCCTCCAGGACATCGAGCACGGCGCGCGCGAGCACCAGCATGAGCTCATCCCGAGCTTCGCCGGCACGCTCAAGGCCGTCATCGAATCGTGGGCCGTCGAGGACATCAACGCCGAATGGATGGCGTTCCTCGAGCACGTCACCCTCGACTGGATCGACGCGATCAACGCCATCGTCGCTCCGACCAAGCCGCCGCGGAAGCTCACGCTCCCATGCCCGGCATGCTCAGTGCTCTACCACGAGGGCAAGCCTGCGCTGAGGGTCCACTGCTGGGACGAGGATGGCGGGATGCTCAAGATCTGGCAATGGACGGCCGAGTGCGTCGGGTGCGGCGCAGGATGGCCGCCCGAGCAGATGGGATGGCTCGTTAAGGCGGTGCGTGCGGGGTGAAGGAGATCCAAGACCTGATCGCCGAGCTTGTCCGCAAGATGATGACCGCCGAGCATGAAGCCATCGAGACAGCGGTCGAGAAGGCGCTGCAAGGCGGAAAGCATGGCGTACTGATCGTCCGCGACGGAGTCGACACCTATGTAGGCGTCGACTCGCATGTTCCCTATGGCAGGATCGTCGAAGTTCCGAGGGATGGACTGCACGCATGGGCAGAACGCGGCTATCCATCCTGACCACGCCCCCGACTCCACTCGCGGAGTCGGGGGCTGTCGGCATTTAAGTGCTAGACACGCCGATGTAAAATACATGGTTGTCATTCGATGATGTTATGCTAGTCGTGCCTTGGGCGAAGTGTCTGAACTATCGGAACGCTTCGCCCTTTCTCTTTGTCTGGAGGCGGCCATGATCGCGACGCTCTGGCTCAGGGCATGGGCAGCGTTCCACCGCGCGCGGCTCTGGTTCCGCGTGGGTTGGGATCGACATGGCGGAATGCCGAACGGCAATCCTGACCGGCTGATAAAGCGAGGGATACAGCCCTCCGTCTACACGCCGCCACCATCAGTAGCGCCTAAGCGGCCGAGTGGCATCGGCACATCGAAGTGCCAGTGCCCACCTATGGCCCACTGCTCAAGGTGCTGCCGCTGCAGATGAGCCGCACGTACCGAACCGCAGACCACCGCTGGCGCGAGATCGCCCGGAGGGTTTACGACGAAGAGGAGCTGTGCTGGCTGTGCGGCCGATTCGTCAATCAGGAGCTACCGCGCACGCACCCCATGAGCCGCAGCGCCGACCACCTGATCCAGCTGCAGCATGGTGGCGACGAGCACGACCGGAGCAACGTCAGGCTGGCGCACTACGGCTGCAACTCCACTCGCTCGAACCGTCTGCGCGGGATAGCTCGAGCCGAATGCGCGTGCAGGTACGGCAGGCCATGCGGCCAGGTCAGCGTCGGCAATCCGCGCGGCTTGGTCGCAATAGATCCGAGCACAGTGTGAGGTGAGCGCAAATGGCTTGGCCGAAGAGCACGCACAAAGGTTGGCCGAAGAGCACGCATCACGGCTGGCCCAAGCACCCGAAGCATCCCAAGCACCCAGCCCACCCGAAGCACCCCAAGGCACCACGGCACTAAGCCGCACGTCGGCAGCGCGCACGGTCGCGACCCGGTCAAGGGGGTCTGCATCGCAGGGCCCTCCTTGGTTGGGCCCTCCCTAGGGGTGGTTTGCCTACCACCCACACACAACACATGCCACGTGCAGTGTGCATCTGTGCATTGTCGAGTGCGCGCGACGAGCCGCAACCCGAGCCGCAGGCAAGCGAAAGCGCAATGCCGTGGCAGTGCCAGCCTGCCGGGCGCGGGTGGCAGTGCCGAACTCGCGTGCATGGGAGTGCCGGGCATACCCGCCGGGGGTATTTTTTGAGAGGCGCAGTGGTGTAGACCCGCCGGTCGCGTTCATTTTTCCCCCCGCAATTTTCGCCGGGCCAGCATGGACACGGAGGGTATACCCCCATGGCTGACTCCGATGCCCTGGTCAAGCGCCGCTACAGGCACCACAAGGCCGGAGACCATGGCCTGTGCGTGCCCGGTCGCTGCAAGGCCCTCGATACCCAAGTCATGGACATTCAGCCCGCCACGGGCTCGGGCGCGCGCCTGTGGGCCGCTCTCACCGCTGAGGGTGACCTCCCCCCGCTGATGCATGGCCTCGCCGTCGAGGCGTGCCGCATCCTCGATCGCCTCGACACTCTGGACCGACAGCTCGCCGGACACGACTGGCTGCGCTTCCGCCACGACGAGACCGGAACCGAGGTGACCGTCTACGTCGACCGCGTCCTTGCCGAGGCGCGTGAGCAGGCCACCGCATTGAAGGGCATCGTCGCCGAACTCGACAAGGGCCTACCGAAGGCCGAGCCCGCGAAGAAGGGCGGTGGAGTCCTTGCAGACCTCGCCGCACGACGAGCTGCTCGGAGCGGAGCGGCCACGCATTGAGCTCCGGCCGACGGACATCGTCGACTCAGACGGAGACATTGCCGCAGACCTCATGGAGGCCGCCGGCAAGTCGCTCGAGCAATGGCAGCGCGACGGAATCGACCTCATGCTGTCGATCCGGCCGGATGGCAAATGGGCGTGCTACCAGTACGCCGAGTGGGTCGCCCGCCAGCAGGGCAAGGGCGTTCTCGGCGAGGCCCGCGTTGTCTACGGCCTCCTCCTCGGAGGCGAGGCCGGCGAGGGCGAGGACATAACCTGGTCCGCGCACAAGTACGACACCTCGCTTCAAGCCTTCCGCCGGATTCGGAGCGTCTTCCGCGGCCTCGGCGAGTCCCACCGCAAGGCTTCCGAGGAGACCATCGACATCGACGGCATCACCGTCAAGGTCTGGAACTCCAATTCGGAGCGCGGCTTCGAGCGCCTCGACTCCGGCAAGCGCATCCTGTTCTTCGCCCGGTCCAAGGGCGGCCTCCGCGGTTTCAGCCCCGACGTCAACGTGATCGACGAGGCGTTCGCCTACACCTCGGAGCAACAGGACGCCATCGCGCCGACTCTGATCGCCAAGCGGAACGCGCAGACCATCTTCCTCTCGTCGCCACCGCTGAGCGGGGACGAGGGCGAGGTCATGTACTCGCTGCGGAAGCGCGCCGAGATCGGCGCCCCGCGCCTCGGCTATCGGGACTGGGGACTCGACGGCTACCTCGACGACATCGACAGGGTCGACATCGAGGACCACCGGCTCTGGGCTCAGGCGTGCCCCGGCCTCAATCGGGGCCGCGTGTCGCTCGAGACCATCCAGGCACTCTGCCCCCCGAATGGCGAGCTCACCCGCAAGGGCTTCGGGCGCGAGGTGCTCGGCCTCTGGCCCAAGCAGATCATCGGCGGGGGTGCGATCGACATGGGCGCATGGAACGGCCTGATGCTCGACCGCGAGTCCCGGCGCGAGGGTGACGTGGCTATCGCCGTGGACATCGCCCCCGAGCGCGACTACGCAGCCATCGGACTCTACGGCCTCCGCAAGGACGGCCAGCTCGGGCACGTCCAGATCATCGACTACCGGCCCGGCACGGACTGGATCATCCCCCGCGTGGTCGAGTGGCGCGAGTCCCTGGACCCGATCGCGGTCGCGATGGGCAAGGCGACCTTCGACTCCCTCGGCTCGGACCTCCAGAAGCGCGGGATCAAGCCGTCGGACGACAAGGACGCCCCGAGGCGCGGTGACCTCGCCGTCGCCTCGTGGTCGGAGATGTCAGCCGCGACGGGCCAGCTCCTCGACGCGGCCCGGCAGGCGACCTTCCGCCACACGGGCCAGCCTGAGCTCGACGCCTCGGTGGCCGGCGCGAAGACGAAGCTCAACGCCGATTCGCTGGTCTGGGCCCGCAAGGACGCCGCGGCCGACACGTCGCCGCTCGTCGCCATCACGCTCGCCCGCTGGGCCTACGAGTCCCGCGCGCACCTCGTCCGGAAGCGGAACTACAACCTGCTCGACTCTGTCTTCTAGGAAGGGGGGCTCGCCTTTGGCCCTGTTCAGCAACCCCTTCCGGAAGAGGACCAAGGCGGCCAAGCAGGAGGAGCGCGCACTCGACGTCTCCTCGGTCAGCTACCCGCTGCGGTACGGGCCCTCGGTCGTCAACGAGGCCGTCGAGTTCGAGGCGGTGCGTCTGGCGCCCGTCTTCGCGGCCGGAAGGCTGCTTGCGTCATCCTGCGCCGGACTTCCGCTCGAAGAGTTCGTGAATCGCGGCAATTCGCGCGTTCGCACCCAGCTTTCGCGGCTTTTCGCCAATCCTTCGGCCACCGGGACGGCCTATGACTGGATCTACAGGGCCGTCATCAGCCTCGCCTTCACCGGAAACGCGATCGGCGTCGTCACCGAGCGCGACTACCTCGAGTACCCGACGAAGGTCGAGTGGCTCAAGCCGGAGCTAGTCTATGTGCAGGACTCTCTGCCGACCCTCGGCGAGCGCGGTTCGTTCACCGACCCGATCTTCACCTACATGGGCCACGAGCTCCCCCGCGAGGATGTCGTCCACATCCCGTGGTTCACGATGCCGGGCCGCGTCTGGGGCCTCTCCCCGCTCGGCGCCTACGCATCGAGCGTCGGCATCGGCCTTGACGCGATGCAGTACAAGTCCGACTGGTTCAAGGGCGGCGGCATCCCTCCGGGGCAGTTCCAGAACAAGGAGCAGACGGTCAACCAGGCCGACGCGCAGGCGATCAAGTCGCGCATCGTGCAGGCGATCCGCTCCCACGAGCCGCTGGTCTACGGCAACGACTGGTCCTACGAGCCGTTCACCATCCCGCACTCCGACGCCCAGTTCGTCGAGACGATGCGGCTGACGGCGACGCAGATCGCGGTGGTCTACGGCATCCCGCCGGAGATGATCGGCGGCGAGACCGGAAAGAGCATGACGTACCACAACGTCGAGCAGCACGGGATCAACTTCGTGAGCTTCTCGCTGCGTGGCTGGCTGGACAAGCTCGAGGCCGCATTCTCGCAGCTGACGCCGAACGGCCATACGGTCCAGTTCAACCCTGACGGGCTTATCAAGATGGACTCGCTGGCGAGGTTCCAGATCTACCAGATCCAACGGAACATCGGCTACGCCAACGTCAACGAGATCCGCGCCAAGGAAGACGAGCCCCTCATCACCGAGGATATGGGCAACGACTACACGCCGCTCGCCGTCATGGTGCAGGAGGGCCGCGCCGGCACCCTCGACGAAGACCCGATCGGCACCCTCAAGCCGGACAAGCCCGGCACACCCACTCAGGAACCCCCGACGAACACCCCCAGCGAGGAGGGCAACTGATGGCGCGCAAGGGAAGCCTTATCGACGTGCGCTCGCGGCGCGCGCTGCCCGCTGGCGAGTTCGAGTTTCGCGCCTCGACGTCCGACCCCAATACCGTCCACTTCGAGGGCTACGCCTCGGTCTTCGGCAACGGCTACGACGTCTACGGTGGGCCCACCCGCGGAGGCTGGACAGAGACCGTCGACCCGCACGCCTTCGACGTGACGCTCAAGTCGAATCCCGACGTCGTGTTCCTCGTGAACCACGACGGCCTGCCGCTCGCCCGGACGCGCTCCGGCACGCTGCACCTGAGCGCAGACAAGCACGGGCTGTTCGTCGACACGGACCTCGACACCACCGACCCGCACGTGCAGAGCCTCGCGGTCAAGATGCGCCGCGGCGACCTCGACCAGATGAGCTTCGGCTTCGTCACCAAGTCCGACTACTGGTCCGACGACGAGACGAAGCGAACCCTCCTCGAGGTCTCCCTGCACCAGGGGGACGTGAGCGTGGTGACCTTCCCCGCCAACCCCGCCACCGACGCCGAGCTCAACATGCTCCGGGCGCTCGAGTACGTCTCGGGGCTTGACGAGGAGAGCGTGCTCGCCGAGATGCGCGACCTCGACCTGAGCGACGAGCAGCGCCGGGCGCTCAAGTCCCGTCTGGTGCAGGTCGCGCAGCGCGTCGACCCGCCGAAGAAGAAGACCCTCTCCCTTGCCGAGGCGCTCCGCATCACGGGCGCCTAGGACTTCCCGACCGAACGACCCAACCCCGCACCCCTGTCTCTGGGGCCGGGGTCGCTGCCGCGCCCTGTCTCTGGGCGAACAGGCGCGCGACCGCAGGGCGGTACGTCAACCGATCGCTTCTCCCGCCCACTCTGGGCAGACAGGAGTGAGTTCGTCATGTCTGATGAGCTCCTTACCCGCCTCCTCGCCAAGCGCGAGGCCGAGGCGAAGGCGCGCGAGGGCCTCGTGGCCAAGCGCAAGGCAATCACCGATCTCGCCGAGCAGGAGGTCCGCGAGGATCTCTCCGAGGAGGAGGACGCCGAGTTTCGGACCCTCACCTCGCAGATCGCCGAGAAGGACGAGGTTCTCAAGAGCCTCGATGAGCGGATCAACCCCATTGTCGAGGAGCGCCAGCGCGAGACCACGCTGACGGCCGGCGCGATCGCGGTTCGCAAGGCCCGCCAGAGCGTCGAGGTCACCCGCGAGGGCGTCACCTACGAGAAGGGCAACGGCCGGTCCTACTTCAAGGATCTCGCCCTCGTCTCCTCGTTCCGCGACGACGGCACCGCCCGCGCCCGCCTCGAGCGCCACAGCCGCGAGGTCGACGTCGAAACCCGTGCCGATCTGAGCCGCACCGACGGTCAGGGCGGTTACTTCACTCCCCCGCTCTGGATGATGAACGAGTGGATCGCGCTCGCCCGTCCGGGCCGCGCGACGGCGAACGCCGTCTCGAACCAGGCGCTCCCCGCGGGCACCGACTCGATCAACATCCCGAAGATCGCCACCGGAACGGCTACGGCGGTCCAGACGGCGGACAACGCGGCTGTCAACGAGACGGACCTCACCGACACGTCGGTGCAGGCGGGCGTCAAGACCATCGCGGGCCAGCAGTCGATCGCACTCCAGCTCATCGAGCAGAGCCCGGTCAACTTCGACCAGGTGGTCTTCCAGGATCTCGTCGCCGACTACAACCAGCGCCTTGACCTGCAGGTCATCAGCGGCTCGGGCTCGTCCGGTCAGGTGCTCGGCATCCTGAACACCTCGGGCATCCAGACGGTGACCTACTCGGACACCACGCAGAACGCGGGCACGATGTACGCGGCGATCGCGAACGCGATCCAGCTCGTCCACACCGGCCGCTACCAGCCCCCGACGGCGATCATCATGCACCCCCGCCGCTGGGGTGGCCTCCTCGCCGCCCGCGACGGTCAGGGTCGCCCACTGTTCCTCCCGAACGTGCAGGGCCCGATGAACGCAGGCGGCATCCTCTCCGAGGTCGCCGCTCAGGGCGTGGTCGGCAACGTGCAGGGCCTCCCGGTCATCACGGACCCGAACATCCCGACGAACCTCGGCGCGGGCACGAACCAGGACACGATCCTCGTCCTGCGCGCCTCCGACTCAATCCTCTTCGAGGGCGGTGTCCGCACGCGGGCGCTCATGGAGGTCAAGGGGCAGAACCTCGAGGTTGTCCTGCAGGTCTACAACTACGTGGCATTCACCGCCGGGCGCTACCCCGCGGGCATCACGCAGATCAGCGGCACCGGCCTCACGGCGCCGTCCTTCACCTGATAGGAGTCTGATGCACGCCGAGGCCCTGAACTGGCTCACGCAGCACGCGCAGGGCCTCGGCCGCATCGTCCTCCTCGTCGATGTGGGCGGCCGGAACATCAACGGCTCCGTCCGCCCACTCTTCGACGCCGAGCGGATCATCGGCGTCGACCTCTATCCGGGCCCGGAAGTCGATGTCGTCTGCGACGTCCGGGGATGGGAGCCCGACGCCCTCGCCGACGTCGTGGTGTGCGCCGAGGTACTCGAGCACGCACCCGACGCGGCTGGGGTGGTGCGGGCATGCCGTCGGCTGCTCAAGCCGGGCGGCCGCCTCCTCCTCACCGCCGCAGCCCCGCCGCGCGCCCCCCACTCGGGCCATGACGGGCTGGATGTGCGGGAGGGCGAGTACTACGGCAACGTCGAGCCTCTCGCGCTCGCCAAGTGGCTCTCCTGCTTCTCCCGCCACGAGATCACCTACGACCGCCACCACGGCGACGTCTATGCGGAGGCCATCGCTTGAAGATCATCCGCTCCTTCCCGAAGACCGTCCCGGCGGGCCGCGCATACGTGCAGGACGACCTGCCGCGCTTCGAGATGGAGACCTACGACTACCGCGGCCTCGTGGACGCCTTCCCCGACGACCTCCTCCTCCTCGAGTGGGACATCGCAGTCGACAAGGACGCCGTCGAGAGGTTCCTCGCGCACTGCGAGTCCGAGCCCGACCGCGTCCGGGTGGCTCCCTACCGGCTGTGGGCGCCGACGGGGTCGAACGATCCGATCCTGAACGCCCCGTGGGCGCACCGCGCCTACCACTACCCGGAGATCAAGGCCACGTGCCGATTCGTGGACGAGGGTGAGCCGACGTGCCACCTCTTCGGCCTCGGTATGGTCTACCTGCCCCGCGACATCCTCCGGCACTACTCCGACGTCGCGCCGGGCCACTTCTCTGACGGCTCCTTCTCCGCATGGCACTCCAACGTGGTCGAGTTCGAGACTCCGATCGCGTGGGACGTGCGCCCTGTACACCTCCACTACCCGATCGAACGGATGGGCTGATGAGCGACGAACCCACACCCTACGTCCGCGCCCTCGCGGAGGAGTACCGGCGGTGCGTGCAGGCCGGAGCGGGCCACATCGTCATCAGCGTGGCCGAGGAGCTGACCCGCCACGGCTGGAACTTTGACGACGCGAAGGGCGGCCTCGTCCGCATCCAGGAGCGCGCCGTCGCGAAGTCCCCCCTCGAGACTCCCGAGCAGCCCGCGCCGAGGCGCAGGGCAGCCGCACCCAAGGAGTAGCCGATGGCCACGGATCTCGGCGACGTCATCCGGCTCACCTACAACGACCTGATGCCGGACGGCGTGACGCTCGCGAACGCGACGACGGTCACGCTGACCATCACGCTCCCGGACGGGTCCACGGTCTCCCCGACCGTGACGAACCCGCCGACGACAACCGGCGTCTACATCTACGACTACCTGACCACCCAGTCGGGGCGCCACACGGCCCGCTGGGTCGCGACGGGCACGAATCCCGGCGCGCAGTCGCAGAGCTTCAATGTCCTCGCGCTCGATCCGGGCTATATCGTCCCGCTCGACGACATCAAGGACCAGCTGGACCTCTCCAATACCCTCCCGGCGGAGGACGAGGAGCTGCGGAAGTACCTCGGCGCGGCGTCGGCCATCGTGGAGTCGCTGACGGGCCGCACGATCGTCCAGCGCAGCTTCACCGAGGAGCTGACCGTATCCCCTGTGGATCAGGCCGTGATCCTCTCGCACATCCCCGTGGCATCGGTCTCCTCTGTCGCGAAGGTCGACGATCCAGCCGGGGCCACATGGACCGGCTCTCAGGTCCACGTGGAGCCGAGCGGGCGCATGTTCGCCACGAACGGCAACCCCTCGCTGAGCGGCAATGTCACCGTCACCTACACGGCGGGCCAGACCGTCATCCCCGATACCTGCATCCTCGCCACCGCGTTCATCGTCCAGCACCTCTGGCGCACGCACCGCGGCGCGGCGGGCGGCTTCATGCCGGGCATGGGCGGGACGTCGGGGGATGACACGGTGACCGTCGCGGGCTTCTCCTACGCCGTGCCGCGCAAGGTGATCGAGATCCTCGGCGCACCGCTTCCGGGGATCGCCTGATGGTCTCCTCACGCATCCCCGCCGTCATCGATGCGCTGGTCACGACATGGAAGCGCGCTGGCCTGACCGTCTGGGATGGCCCAGTGCCGACCGACGACTACCGCGCCGCCATCTTCGTCGGCTACGACGGCAGCGGCGAGACCAGCAACTTCCTGGCTGCCACCTCGAAGTCCGAGTGGGGACCGATGGGGCAGCGAGCGCGCGACGAGGAGTTCTCGATCGCCTGCGCCGCCGTCGCGATCGGCGACGGCATAACCTCCAAGTCCGCCCGAGACGCCGCGTTCGACCTGATCGACCAGGCTGACGCGGCGATCCGCGCACGCCCCGCAGACCCGTCCCTCGGGCTGCTCTCCGGGGTCGCCCCCTACCTCGTGGCCGTGATCCGCGTCGAGGACTTCTATCAGGAGCCCACCGAGAACGCGGGGCCACAGGCCCGAGTCACCTTCGCAGTCGACGTCAAGACCCGCATCTAAGGAGTGCCAGTGTCCGTCAAGGTCAAGAACATCTCACCCTTCGGGCATCTGGACATCCCGCTCGTCGGCCGCGTGGTCGAGGCCGGCGAGGTCTTCGATGCCACCGAGGATCAGGCTTCGCAGCTCCTCGCGCAGCCCTTCCACTATGCCCCCGGCGACAAGTCCGCCGAGGCGTTCCTCAAGGCCCTCCTGGGGGCAACCGACGCGCCGGCTGAGGCGCCTGCCACCGGAGAGGGTGAGCCTGCATGACCACACAGCTCGACGCCAGCGTGGGACTCGTGAAGGAGTCCACCTACGGCACCACGACGACGGTCACCCACTGGCCTGAGTTCATCAACGAGACGCTCGAGTACAAGTTCGACATCAAGCAGACTGCGGGATTCCGCGCTGGCTCGATGGTCGACCGCGTCGAGCGTCGCGTCATCGGCAAGCAGTGGGCCGAGGGCGACATAGAGCTCGAGCTCGCAGCGAAGGGCTGCGGGATCTTCCTCGAGGCACTGCTTGGCGCGTCTGCATCCTCGTCTCTGACTGCCCCAGCCTTCCAGCAGAACTTCACGATCGCGACGACCGACCCGGTCAACAGCTACACGATCCAGAAGGGCATCCCGCTCCTCGGCGGCGGCGCGGTCCAGCCTCACACGTTCTCCGGCGCGGTCTGCACCAAGGGTGAGATCACCTCGGCACTCGGCGACATCGTCAAGGTCAAGACCTCGTGGAACGCGCAGAAGCTCGACACCACGACGGCCTACACCACGCCGTCCTACATCGCCTCCAATGAGCTGTTCTACTTCTCCGAGGGCGCGATGGTCATCGGCGGCTCGATCACCGCGCCGACTGCAACCACGCTGGCCACGGGCGGCACGACGGTCGGCGACGTTCTGGACTTCTCCCTTGCGATCGACCACAAGCTCGACGTGAACGGCTTCACCTACGGCGGCGGCGGCAAGCAGTCCCGGCGCCCGGCGCAGACGCGCAAGGCGATCACGGGCAAGCTGACCGCCGAGTTCGACTCGACCACGCTGCGTGACGCCTACCTGAACCAGACGTCGCTTGCGGTGGTGCTGACCTTCACCTCGGCCACGCAGCTCGCGACCAGCATCTTCAACACCTTCCAGATCTACATCCCCGTGATCCGCACGGGCGGCGACCTGCCGAACGCGACTCAGGGCGTCGTGAAGCAGTCCATTGCGTTCGACGTGCTCGACGGAGGCTCCGGCGTCTCGCCCGTGACTGCAATCCTCCGCACGCTCGACACGGCGGTCTGACGGTGGCCGGCGCGCCCGAGATCAAGGTCGAGCTGTCGCCGGAGTCCATCAACAAGATCCGGCGCATGGCCAAGGAGGCAGGCCCGACGATCCAGCG